TGATAGCATTGCCAACGATATCCTGATCCTTCTGCAATGACATGATGTATGTAACGGCGGAGCTGAACAGCTCCTTCCTGACTTCAATAGCATAGTTCTTCGACAACTCAGCCAATTCACGTGCATTATTCGACCGAGAAACAAAGCTGCCTGCGGCTAGCTCTCTGTTTATCGTCACCAACACCATATCTTCCGAGGTCACCACTGGAAACTTGAACGATGCAAACCGCTCGCCAGGCGGCAACTCATCACCGACGTAAACAGCCCTATACGTAGCCAGGCCATTCTGACATTTTCGTATCTCGTAGAAATACTCTTTGGAGCGCCCACTCCACGTACTGGGTTCTAAGAACTTCATATATGCTCCACGTTCATACTTCAAGAGCCGTGACGGATCATCGTCCGGTCCGATAACAATATGATGATTAGAGTGTGTGTAAGACCACTTTCCCAACCCGGCAACGGTATCCCAACCCCTGCGTGCGGCCACATGGTACGGAAACACCCCATCAACAACACGCGCACCGACGTGGTATGCGAAGTTCAATAGCTCATCCACGGGCATATTCACGGTCGTATGGTCGAATATCATCGTTTCTAGTTTGTCCGCCAACGACGCGCACTGCGAGTACAAATTCTCTCGACCGCAGTAATATATTACCGATGAAGCACTTCCAGCAGACACTGTGGCTTCACGGAGGAAAGAGTGTTCGGCAGACACTACCAATGAGGCAGTCATCCGCCTGCGTCCTGATGACTGGGCAATCAGGTCTAGCAAGTCCGCCGCGGAAAAGGCCAGCGAGGCGGCACCATTCCGGTAGACCCCCCTATCGGAGAACCGCACAGGCAGCCTAGACTCGACGTCTAACTCCGTATCCGAATCGCCCCTATAGGGCAATACGAACTTCGTATCTGTGCCTATCTTGTTCAGCTTCTCAGCCCTCGTAACCCCTTCGTCCACCTTCCTGACTAGCTTGCTAAGCAGCTCCTTAAACTCATGCGAGTTGGGGTCAACCACTCGCTCGAGCAAGATAGCGTCTTGCAGGGAGACTTCCATT